ACAATCCACTTGGCAATGTTTTGCAAGGTGGAAAAGGATTTAGTTTAAAGGGTAGAAAATTATCAGAGGCAAGAGCTAAGATGGCTTTCGGTGGTGGAGAAATTCACTTTGGACACATTTACGGTGATAATCCTAACGCTACTAAAATGCTTCTTGACAGAAACATAGACCTCAACACCGTAATGAGTTCTAATGGTTGGAGTGAGGGTTCTAAAAGATTCTTTAAATCAAAAGTAGGTAAAGGTTTAGATTGGTGGCAGGAGGTTGGTAATACAGCAGAGAATGTTAACCGTTCCGCATTATATCAACAACTAAAAGATAAAGGTGAAAGTCACTTTGAAGCTAGTTACCAAGCTAGAGACTTATTAAATTTTAGTAGGCATGGTGCTAGTCCGGCAATTAGATTTCTTACTCAATCTATTCCATTTTTAAATGCTCGTATTCAAGGTTTAGATAAAATGGGTAGAGCGTTTAATCAAGGACAGCGAGCACAATTGCTAACTACTCTGGGAGCATACTCATTAGCATCAATAGGATTATATTTAGCTTTTAAAGATGATGAAGACTTTAAAGATAGAGAGCAGTGGGACAGAGATACATATCACTGGTTTAAAATACCCGGAACAGAAACAGCCTTTAGAATTCCAAGACCATTTGAGGTTGGTGCTGTTGGTAGCACTTTTGAAAGAATTGTTGAGCAGATGGTTGATGATGATGTTCACGGCTCATTACTTGCAGAGAGAATACTGCATACTATTACAGAGACATTTGCCTTTGATTTTAGGCCTCAGTTAATTACACCTGCATTAGAAGTTTATGCAAACAAGGATACATTTACTAAGAGACCAATTGAGGCTATGTGGATGGAGAGACTACCTCCGAGTGAAAGAAAGTATGCTTACACAAGTAGTGCTTACGTTAATACAAGTAAAGCACTAGAATTAATTCCTTGGAAAGCTATTCAATACTCTCCAGTACAAATTGAGCATTTAGTTCAAGGTTACTTTGGTTGGGTTGGCTCTAGCGTTGCACAAGTTGCATCCTTCTCTGACTATCCAAGAAAATTAACTCAGTTCAGTAGTGCTGAGAGCCCATTATTTATGGGTTTCATTAAACCTGTACCATCAATACGAACAAGATATAAAACTGAATTCTATGAATCAATGAGAGAAATGAATGAGGTTAATGCTCTAATGAATATGTATATGAAGACTGGTGAAACAGATAAAGCCATGAAGGTATACAATAAGAATAAAGATTTAATAGCTTGGAGGAGTACATACGTTAAGACAAACACTCAAATAACAAAAATAAATCGTCAAATTAAACTTATTGAGGCACAGAAAAATATCTCTGAAAGAGAGAGATATGAGAAAGTAAAACAACTTAATTTACTCAAAGCTCAGATTGTAAGAATACTAAAACAGAATGTCTTAGCCTATGAAAAATCTAACGATACTAGGGTAAAACGACCACTTTGGTGGAAATAGGCACAATATATGGTAGATGAAGCAAACAAAAGACATGAATTAATACGAGATGTTGTGTCGAAAACAGTTGACGAAACACTACAAAAAATGGGATTAAACCCAGATGAAATATATGAGGCACAAAAAGACTTTATGTATCTTCGGGAGCAAAGAAGATTGCACGAGAAAATTAGCATGAGGGTTCGATTTGTAATAGTTGGATTTCTTGTAACGGGAGCGTTGGCTCTATTAATCTTAGGGGTTAAATCAGTATTTGGAATAAAATAATATGCCTGCACCTCCCATTAGTGAAGAAAGACTAAAAGAAACTATAGAACTTGTAGATAAACACAAGGGTAGCACAAGAAAAGTAGCACAAGAATTAAATATTAGTGAGGGTGCTGTACGAATAAGAATGAAGAATGCCAAATCAAGAGGATTAATTAAAGGCGAAGAGGAACCAGAGAGTAAGCCACCATTCTGGATTAATGATTTACCGGATGAAGACATACCCGTAGAGGATTTAGTTAAGCAGGGTGTAGAGCGTTGGGAACGTAAAGAACGGTCACACAATGCAAGAAAGTTAATTAATGTTAACTTACGCAAAAAACTAGATGGTGTATTTGGATTAGCAATAATCGGAGACCCACACCTAGATGATGATGGCTGTAACTGGCGTAAGATAACGGAAGACAACAAGGCTATGGTTGATGCTGATATGGTTGCCATTAATATTGGTGACTTAACGAACAATTGGATTGGTCGTTTAATGTCCAAGTATGCAGACCAAGAAACAACAAGGAAGCAAGCAATTAAATTAATTGAATGGTACCTCACTAAAACAAAAGTTTACTGGGCAGGAGTTATTGGTGGTAATCATGATTTCTGGGGACACGAGCACGGTAGCGTTATAGATTTTATTATGAAATCTCAGCCGGGAATGTTTCAAAACCATGGATTCAGAATGAATCTAAAGTGCCCTAACGGAAGACAAATAAGAGTAAACTGTAGGCATGACTTTGCAGGTAACAGTCAGTGGAATGAAACTCACGCTATATCAAAGGCGGCGAGATTTGGAACTGATGATATTTATGCGGCGGGACACAAGCACACATCTGGATATCAAATTATAAAAGACCCAGAGAGTAGCAAGATATCTCACGCAGTCAGAGTTGCCGGATATAAAGAAATAGATGATTTTGCATTGCAAAAGGGCTTCAGAGAGCATAAAATATGGGAATCAATGTGTTTTATTATTGACCCGTATCAAGAAGACCCATTGAGATTTATCAAGCCAGTGTTTAGTTTAACTGAAGCGGCAGAGGAGATACGATGGAAGAGAAACAGAAAGTAGACTTAGTCAACGAGCCTCCGCATTACAAATTTGATGGCATTGAATTAATTGATGTCATTAAAGCTAAACTTAATAATTCCAAGATGTCACCCTACACTGCCGCAATTTGGACGCAGTGTATTCAATATCTATTTAGATTTGATGTGAAGGGTAAAGACATTGAAGATTTAGAAAAGGCTAGGTTCTACCTCAATGAAATCATTAAAGAAAAATATAAAGACACATCCATTCTTTGACATAATAAAAATTTGTCGAGAGAAGGAGGGTTTTAATGCCAAAACATCATTGGGGAAAGTAAATATTAGATTAAGAAAAAAGGAGGCAGGTATGTCTCAAAAACTAAAACTTACAAAGGAGAAATAAAATGGAAAAAATTAAATCAATGTGGAATGATTTATCTAAAAAAGGTAAAATTGGAACTGTTGCAGTTGTTGTTATAGCTCTTGTTATTATCTGGGGACAAATATTTTAATGTTACAATTATTATTAAAACCCTTGCTCGGTGTTGCCGGGCAAGCGGTATCCGGTTTTATAGAAACTAAAAAAGCTAAAACTGAAAATAAATTAGTAGAGATAAAAGCTAAAACTAAATTAAAAGAACAGCAGATAGCAGGAGAGGTTTCGTGGGAAGCATCAGCAGTAGACCAAATGAAGGGGTCGTGGAAAGATGAATTTTGGACTCTTATTTTTGGGGGAATTTTAATTTCGTGTTTTTTGCCTTGGACTCAAATGTATGTAAAAGAAGGTTTTATTTTTCTTGAAGAGAGTACGCCATCGTGGTTTGCTACCTGTTTATATGTATGTATTGGTAGTTCATTTGGATATAGATTTGGTAAAGCAGGTCTAGCACATATGAAAAATAAATGATTACACCACAAAGATTAACAGCATGGAGAATATTTCCACGTTTATTAATTACTTTATATGGTTTATCTTTTTGGCGTACTACAGAATGGTTTATGCAGTTACCAGAACCTACTAATGCACAGTCAGCTTTTGTATCTGTTATAGTGGGTGCGGGTGCGGCTTGGTTTGGATTATATGTAGGAGGAACTAGACAGTCTAAAGTGGAGAGTAAAGAATCATGACAAAGAAACCTAACTATAAAAAAATATACAAGGAATATGATTCAACCCGTAAGAGAGTAAAGAAAAGAGTAGATAGAAATAAAGCTAGAAGGATAATGAAGAAAGCCGGATTAGCTAAAGTTGGCGATGGTAAAGATGTAGACCACAAGGATGGCAACACAAAAAATAACTCTCGTAGTAATTTAAGAATGCAACCTGCAAAAAAGAATCGCTCTTATGCAAGAACATCGAAAGGTAAACCAAAAAATGAAAAAAAAACTAAAAAAAATAGCTAAAGAATTAGTTGGTGC